ACCAGTTGACGGATTTAATACTGCTTTTGCATACTCCATTTTTTTATTTGCCCAATCAGTTCCAGCAAGCGGAGAAGAATTTATTGTAGCAACAACTTTATTATAGGCTTGTGTTCTAGCTTCTGGTTTTTTCATTGAGTCTGGATTTTCTGAAATAGCCAATATCATGTTATCAACACTTTGCGATGTTTGTTCATATGCTGGTAAAAGTTGTGGTGGTATACCAATACTATTTGCAAAATTGGTTGCTTCTTGTGATTTTGCTTCTGTAGAAGAAATTTTTTCTATTGGATTTTTTAAATTATAAATTTGTGCTTCTGTAAGTTGATTAGCTAGGTCTGCACCTCTTAAATTGTATGGCAACATTGCATCGTTTATAGCTTTTGCATCGGCATATTTTGTTTGTTCAAAATCGTATTGTTTCTGTTGCAATTCCATGTTTTTGTTTGCAATTGCATTTTGTTTTTCTTGTTGAGTTAATCTATCATCTCTTTCAATTGCAAGTATTTCATTTTTAATTCTATTTGTTTCATAGGTTAATCTAGCTTCTTCTTGTTTATTTGCTATGTTTGTATCTGCTTCATATTGTGCTTGATTTAATTGTGTATCTAATTGTTGCCCCAACATCATATCATTTTGTCTTGTTGTTGAATTTTGTTCTGCTATCGTTTTAATTAAATTTTGTCTTTGTATTTGTCCAAGATTACTGTTTGGATCAATTCCTTGTCTTATTTGGTTTTGTAACAATCTCTGTTCCAAAACTCCATACTGTTTTGTAGTATCAGCAATTTGATTTCCAACATTTATCGGTCTTTGTTTCTGTTGTTCGTTTATTTTATTCTTTAAATCTTGTAATGTTTTATTTATTTGGTTTCTATATGCAGTAGTATCAATTGTAGATTGTGTTTTTGAAACTTGATTTGAAGAATTTAAATAATTATTATACTGTGCTGGCTGTGGACTTGTTGAAACAGTACCCATATTTTGTACAGTATTTGAAAAATTTTGTACAGTATTTGTTGGTGTAGGTTGCATTGCTTTTGTAATAGTACTCATATTACTACCAACTGGAACATTTGTAGTTGGTGTTTGTGCAACTGTAGGTGGTGTGCCAACTCCAGGACTAGGTTGTGCAGTTGGTTTAACCATGTTTTGTTCTGCTCTTTTCTTTGCTAACCTATCTAAAATAGCTTGTCTATTAGTGTAGTTTGCCATGTTCTACCTCCTTAATATCAATTTAACCAATTGTGCAAGTAAAACAAATACTGCACCCCTTGTTATGTTCGTGTCAAAATCTCTTGTATGTATTATTATACCATTATTGTTAAGAAAAGTAAAGCTATCCTCTGCCCAATGTTTAGGTTTTAACTTTTCTTTAAACTCTTTCCACTCTTTCCAATCATCTTTACTCATACTTCCAGGACATATCTTTCCACTAGCATCGTAATGACGTACAACGTTCTCTATTGGAATGTTTAGTTCTTCCATGAGTAATTTTACAAGTTCAACAGTTCGTTCAACTACGAGCGTTCTATTGCTATCTATGTTGATACACATTTCTACACTAATAGAATTACTGTTAGTTATTCCATTTTTACCTTTACCATCTCCAACTGCCCAACTTTGTCTATTATTATAATCTACTATTTGATAAATTTCTTTATCGTCTACAAAGAAATCGGCAGAAGATTTTCTATCTCCACCATTAAAGAAGCGATAATGCATTTCTGCATTCGCTCCTTTAGATGTATTGCCAGTATCGTGTATGACTATGTATTTTATTTTATCAAGTCTTGTAGATGTATTATACTTTATAATTTTTTTTATAATATCCACAATATCAACTCCTATTTCTTTTTATCTTCCAAAGCTTTTATTCTGTCCTCTAGTTCTTTTATTTTTTTCTTTAGATTTTTATTTTCAATTTTTTCTTGATGTTTTTTTATAACATTGTCATCTTCAAATATTTTTCTCATAATAACCTCCACTAAATTAAATAACCATATGCAAAACCATAAATTTGATATTGACCATCAAAATATCCGTCTGGATATTCATATTCTAAATAATCGAAATTGCTACAAACAATTTTAATTTGTAAGGTTGTTCCTTCATCAACTGTTTCAGTTAACTCGTTTAAGTTAATAGGTCTCCAATTAACACCACCATTTATAGTATAAAAATATTCTACAGTGGCATATTCGCCCAAACTTTCATCGTGTTTTGTTGTCATATAAACGTATGTTGGTGTAACATTTTCAACTACAGTTTTTTCTTCCGATATTAATTCCATATCAGTTACTAATCTAATAAGAGTTGTATCTATAATTTCACTTTCATCAAAAGTTTCGTTAAACTGTAATAATACAGTTGTAGTTGTTCCATTATAATCTGGTATTGTAGCAGAAGTTGGTAATGTAAAATCCGAAGTGTAATTTAAATTTCCAATTGTTATTTCAAAATCATCTAACTTTGCATTTAAATAATTACCACCTTCATATGCTCCTATAGTTTGTGTTGCATATCCGTTATCAAAACTTTTAATTACACCAGTATATGTTTCTCCACTTCCAAGTAAAATTCCATCAAAAAATAGTCTTAAAGTATTTGAATAACCTCTGTTAAATCTTATATGATGCCAAGTTTCAATTGACGGACTTATTGTTCTTGTTATTAACAAATCTGGATCTGCAAGGTTTTTAATTTCAAAGTTTAAAGAATATACACCACCAGTATTTTTAACATACAAACTATAGTTTTCATTTCCGTTGTAATATTGTGTCCATATATACATTTTATTTCCACTTGTAGGAAGTGAATTAAAGTATATCCATGTGTTTATTACAAAATTAGAAGCTAATATTTCTTGATCAAATCTATCCCTATTAAAGCATCTATCTGTTTCTATAAACGTATCTGCAGTACCATCTAAACTTAAAGAACCATTACCAAATTTTTTAATAGTATTATCATAAGATACATTTCCACCAGGATCTGCATAAAAATTGTTTTCATCATATGTTCTAAGTACCTCTGTTCCAACTTCATAAAAGTTGTTGTTTAAAAATCTTGTATTTAGAAATCCACCATTATTTATTGTGTTAAGATATATAGACTCATCTCTAAAATCTTCAATAAACATTTGATTGAGAGTGTAATGATACGCAATAACTTCTGACGATATATTGAATATTGATTTTGCAAGTTGTATAGAATTATTCATATCGCCATTTTTAATGTCAAATGAAAGATTGTCAACATTAGCATTTAACGTTTCTATTGCAGAATTTATACTGTCAAAGTTGTTTGTTTGTTTTGTCCATGCCATAATTATTTACCCCCTAAATTTGATTAGCAAAACAGTCTGTTTTATTTGCACCAACTGCACAATAATTATCTAAAAATGTTTGTTGTGCAACTGGATTGTTGCTTGTATCTAAAATTGTCATTGTTAATTGTGTACCATAAAACATTTCAAGTGCATTACTTATTAATCCGTCACTAATATTTATTTTTATAGTATCCAAACTTTTACAGTTTTTAAACATTGTACTACAAATAGAATCTCCATCTCTAATAAAAAGTTCAACATTTTCTATACTATAACAGTTATAAAATAGTTTGTTAAAATTATAAGATGGTGGAATAACATTATCATATTGTGTTAAGTTTTTATCATATAAATTAAAAGTTGTTAACGACTTGCATTGACTGAACATTTCTGTTATTGGACTATTAAGCAGTGATTCATTTGCTCCTTTTGCATATACTTCTGTCAACAGTGGCAATACAACATCTGTATTGTAAAATTTTGGTGCACCAGCACTACATATCATATCTATCGTTTTAAATCCTTGAACGCAAACACCTGGATTTAAACTGTGATATAGTGGTTTAAACGAATATATACCAATACCACTTGTGCCATATATTTTTAACGTTTTATCTCCAGAATTAGGAGTATAAGTGTGATCGCAAATAGTGTCTCCATCTATGTTTGGAACAACTGTTTCAATATTTCCATCTCCCCAATCTACAACATATGAATCTCCAGCAATACTAAGTTGGAATTTATATCTATACGAATCCTCAATAGTAGTTCCGACTGGTGCAGGAACTATAACTTCGCTTTCTGTATTAACAAGTGCAGTAAAAGAAAGATAAGCTTCGTTAAATAAAGAATAAGATATTTCTCCATCAAAAGATGCTACATACATTTTACCAGCACTAATTGTTATTTGGTTTGCAGTTGGATTATGTACAGTTATCAATAATAAATCTGTATCTACATTTTTTGTTATTACAAGACCTTCTATTGAACTTTCAAAGGATATATCGACTACATCTCCTTGCATAAGTCCAACTACATCAAAATAATCTGTATATGTATCGCCAGCTTCTAAGACAAGTTCTAATAAGTCTATCTCCACTTTACTTTTTATATTGTCATAAAGTGATTGTAAAGTACTAATTGCAGAAGTATTATTTGCAACGTTAGTTTCAAGCGTTGCTATTGCAGAATCAACTATGTTGTTTTTAGAATTTAATTTAACAAAATTAATTGCCATTTTTACACCTCCATTAAATTATTATTAAGTAAATATTGCATATAAAGTAACATTTTCAGATATATTAAACACCTCTCCAGGATTATAATAAAGCCCTAGTCCGTTTGAATTTGTATTCCAGCCACTAAAACTTTTTCCAGCCTTTATAAGTCCCCCAGTGTTTCCTAAAACTGTTACTTCTTCACCATATCCATAGTCTGTTGGTGGTGCAGGAACATCTCCGCTATCAGCATTGTTTGGTAGATATGTAACTGTATATTGATCCATATCCCATTGTGCATATAATGTTGTGTTTCCAGTAACTATAAATCCATCTTCTGCTTCATAACTTGTTCCACTTCCATCAGAAGCTGTATTCCAATCAACAAACGTTCCACCAACTTTTGTATATGAATTATAACCCACTATACAAGTTGAACCTTCAAGATATTCTAAATCTGGAGCAGGAGGTGTTCCACCAGTATTTCCATTGCCATTATAACCAACAATAAACAACGAAAGTGCTTGCCATATTGCATAAAGAGTTGTATTTGCACTTGGCATTATATATGTATCTCCCTCACCATATGAAGTACCATTTCCATCATCTTGCGTGTTCCATTCAGTAAATATAAATCCACTTTTAACAAAAGTGTTAGCTTCAATTAGAACGCTAGAACCTTCAACATAAAACTGTTGATCGATTGTTCCACTATCCTCACCATTTCCATCATAAGATAGAGAATATGAATTTAATAAATCAAAAGATTCTTTTCCAATTATCATTATAATAACTGAACCTATATTTAATGCCACTTCTATTGCAGAAGGATTATATATTTGTATACCTACTAAGTCATTGTCTACAACAAAAGCACTTGCAAAACAACCATTTAAAGATTGGTTAAAAGCTAGTGCAAGACAATTTCCTTTTTTAGCACCAGGAAAAATTATATCATTTGCATAATATGTGTCTCCAGCACCAAGCGTTAGAACGTTCATTGCTTCAATTGTGTAAGGAAAACTATTGTCTATTGCATCATCTACATATTTCTTTGTTGCTGGATTATAATCTCCAGTTGGAGTAAATGCCGTTTCATTATCTTTTTTTAAGTAGTCTGTTGGAAGTGTAGCAAGTGCAGATTGTATATCTGCAATATTTCCTTCTATATTTGAAATGTCAATATTTAGCGTTCCTATTGCACTAGACAAAAGATTGTCTGTATCAACTAAAGCTTCAAGTGCTTCTTGAACGTTTGTTGCACCGCTTAATTCTTCTATATCTTCTATTCCAACTAAACTTGCTCCAGAAGTACCACCTTCAACTATTTCTCCATTCCAGCCATTAACAGTGTCAATTACTTCATCAACTTTTTTAACTAAGTCATCAAAATTTTTATCAAACTGATTTGGTTCAATAACATCGTTAACTTTAAAATCATTGTTTGTTACTTGACTTAATTTATCGATTGCCATTTTTACACCCCTCTATTTTTAACATAATATTCGCCATATAAACTATATAGTTTAAAAGGATTGTTAGCAGTATCGGTTGAAAGTCTAAATCTAAATATTCTACCTCTCTTACTAACTCTTATTTTTGTTGAATCAACTATATTGTTGTTTATAAATCTGTCTCCAAACTTTGCTATTCCCCACAAAGATATTCTGTTGTTTATTTCGTACTCGGTTTCTATAGCGTTATGGTCTACCAATATTTCAACGTTTATTAAAGATGAAAACCATTTATATGTGTGGCAAGTTATGTTGAATTGTCTAATTTGTTTTATTTTGGTTGGATAACCCATATCTTCATCTTTACTTTCCCACTTTGCCAAATATGTATTTCCATTATCATTATACCCCAACATAGATAAATATTCAAGTTCCAATGTAGAACCAGCAGACAAAACAACTTCATCTTCTAATACAAATTTTGAATTGTTATTTATTTCTTTATAGTATTGAGCATTTTCAACACCATTTATTTTTAGTGTTGTTCCAGAGTATTCTCCCAAATATCCTTTGTATAAATCAAATTCTTTTTGTCCAGCAGTTGCAATAAACGATTCTGTTACCATATATGGTTGCATAGGCAATCTATATATATATTTTGTTGAATCTGAAAACAACAGTATACCTTCGTAATTTATTAATGCAGTTGGATTTATTCCTTCCCACAAAAACCAACCCCAACCATTATAAACCAAAACTTTATTATTCATAAACAGAAAATAATTTTTATCAAAATATATTGCTTTTGCTATTGAAAAATCATCTTGATATAAATTAATTGGACTCTGTTGCAATATTATTTGTTCAGATGAAACATCTTTTGTAAGTAGCTTAACAACATCTGATCTTAAATCGTATAGTTGATAAATCCTGCCGTTATTTCCCAAGTACATTATATTATTGTCTGTTTTACATACAGTATCAAAACTTGCAGTACCAGTTGAAACAGTAACTTCTCTAATTTTAAATGTTGTTGGATCGTCTCCATATAATGCATATATAGAGTTGTTTTTAAATACTGCAACAACATCGTTATAAGATATTATACCAAGTATTGGATCATTGTCAGACGATATTGCTTTTTGTGTTGAATTATCTACGAAATAATATGGATTTCCATTAACAGATATATATATACTGTTTTCATCGTCAGTTATTTTTGTTGCCAATACATAATTTTTGTTTTGTATAATTTGTTTTGCATTTTTAACACTTCCAACAATATTAAATCCAAAAAACTCATTATTGTCAACCTCTCCATATCCAGGAGTATATTTTATTGTTTTACTGTTTTCATCTTTTGTTGTTACATTTTGTTCGCCATCTGTTAAATAAAACAAATCGGCAACTGTTGGTACTTGATCAAAATCTTCATCAACTGTAACATACTTTGTATTTGAATCGTATGAAATTATTTTTCTTACATCTAACAAATCTGTAGAAGCTATACCTTTGTTAAAAGTTATATACCAACCAACATAAAAATCATCTTCAACAGTTGGATCAACTTTAAATTTTATAGTGTTGATAGTTGCATCTTCTGGACTGTCAATTAAAAACTTTGGTTGTTCTATTTTATAAAAAGATGTGCCATCAAATTCTAAATATTGTGAACCATCTACAAGATAAAATTTATCTCCTTTTTGAAAGCCATCTACTGTTCCAGCAAAAGGAGTAATACCATTTTGCGTTAATTCTGATACAGTTTCAAGTTCTAAATCTAACTTAAAAAATCTTGTACCAGACGCTATTAATAAATAGTTAAAATCTGCTGTTTGAAAATTAAATATTTTTTCTGGAGTTTCGGATATTAAATTTAACAAATATTTAATATATCCAGGTCTTGTTTCTATACTACCTCTTTCATATGAATACATATTAAGTACGTTTGGACTTTCATTGTTGTTCAAAATAAAAGAAGATTTAGCATTGTTCAATCCACCTATATAATCGTCAAGATTAAATATATTTGGTACTGGTTTTGAAATTGTACTTTTTTGAATGAATGGCATTGCTACACCTCCTATTCATCAGGCAATTCATCTGGTTCATTAGAAACAAAATATACATCTCTTACATAGTCTGGAACAATAGTGCCAGCTTCTACAAGTGCATCAATCTTAACTTGATATGCATCAGATTGTAGTATCTTTTCTTCCATTTCAACTCGTCTTGATTCAAATTCATTCATTTGTTTTTGAGCCTTATAATCTTGTTCGTCTTGTTCATAGCATCTTGCAGTAGCAAAAAGTGTAACAAGTGGTCTATATACATTTTCTATATTTATTGTATCTGTTGAAGCAGTTACTTCGTCTAAATCGTCAAAATATAATGGTACAGTGTTTTTTATAATAAGTATAGCTTCATTAAGATATGCAATTATATCTCCATCGTTCCATACATCGTTAGTATCGTCATTAAGAACTCGTCTAACGTCTGTTATTCCAACTGAAACTAAGTAAGCCATGCTATTTCACCTCTTTCTTTTTTTGTGTCGTGGTGGACTTGCTAATAGCCTTATCGTTCGTTTTATTTATATCAGCCAATAGCAAACCTAACTTTTCATTTATTTCATCTAATACCAATAGTAATTCCTTAAAGTTTCTTGCATCTTGCGTACTTACTGGCATTTCATCTCTTTTACCCATTATTATCCTTTCCCTTCTTCATAGTAAAACATTTTAAAAAGTATATTATTTACGGCAGACGAACTATTTGTTATTACAACAGTATAGTTTGTGTTTGGTTTTAAAAGAATTTCTTCATTTGAACCATTGCCAGCATCTCCATTTCTTGATCCACCAACACCAGTACCTCCACCAATATAATCATAATCTATCAACGTTCCGTTTGAAGTAACAGTTGCATTTAAAAGAAATGTAGCACCAGATGTATTGTCAGAATTTCTATTTTTATTTATTGGAACAAACGTTGTTCCAGCAGTTGTATCAGACGAATCTTCATAAAATAAATAAGAAACTTTATCACCAGAAGTTGAAAGTTTTGTCGGTCTTAGGTGTAAATATTTTGTTGCAGGAGTTTTAATGTGTACTTTATATGTTCCACTACTTGCAAGTGAAGATATAAAAGAAAACACACTAAATCCTATACCATCATGTATATAAGCATGATCTCCACTAATACTTATAAGAAATCCAGTAAATTTATCAACAATAACGCTAACTAATTGCCCTAAACTATTTATAGCCTTTAACATATTTTTTTCCTCCCACTATTAAAAAGGACAGAACTAAGTCTGCCCCTTTTATTATTATTGTTTATTATGCATCAGCAGTTATTCTAAAGAAGTCGTCTGCATCGCAACCTAAGATTGCAGTTTTTCCACCAGCAACAGATATACCAGTTTTTCCAGAAACTTTAACTGTCAAACTTCCACCAGCAGTCGATACGTTTCTAACTGTTAGAATTTTTCCATCAATAGCAACTGGGAAAGTTAATGTAACTGCACTTGTTAAAGCTGTGTTAACTTTCAATATTCCAACGTCTTTTCCTTCTAAGTTTGTAAGTGTAGCATTTCCAGTCAATGTTTTGTCAAGTGTTGATACAGTAGACGATACTGCACTAAAATGTGTTACTCCCATTTCAAATCACCTCAATTTTTAATTTATTGTTAATATAATATTATACACCAGTTGAACCAATAATTCCTCTCCAGTCAGTGTAACCATATGAGTATCTCATTCTTCCGTTATATTTAGCAACAAAGTTATCTGAATCAGTTGATTTACCGAATGTAGGTTTTACTCTCCAGAAGAAAGTTAATCCATGTTTTTTGCTATCAGCTAAGAAGAAAGCAGTATCAGATGTTAAGTAATCATATACAACTACTTTTAATCTACCAACTAAAGTATTTTTGTCGTTGTCAGCAGTACCAGCCTTTAAAGCAGATTGTGTAATTTCTAGTGCTAACCACTCTAGTTTAGGAGGAACGATTAATGTGTCGGGCATAAAAGTAATTTTCTTTCCACCATTGTCCAATAGTCCTCTCATTAATGTCATAGCTTCTTTAATAGTTTCGTCAGATAATGCACCAGTAATCAAGTTACTTTGTACACCAGCAGGCTTGTTTGCATCTCCTTCGTAGGGGTGGTTGGCAGAGAACAAAGGTACTCCGTCATATCCATTTACTGTGAATCCATCATTTAATACTGTAGAAGCATCTTCTTCTACTTTTGTTTTACCAGCATCAGCCAAATCTTCTGGGAACTTATTGATTATGTTGTAAAGATCATCTTCATACAATCTGATACCTACACCAAATCCAGAAGCAAACTCTTTGTGTTCAAAAGTTCTTTCAAGACCTTGTCCGATTTTTTGGTAGTCAACGTTATCAACGTCATTTACCCTTTCTGTCCATTTTTGAAATGCTCCCATACCTAGCATTTTTTCAAATGATCTTTTTGAAGTCATAACTTTGAATATAGATTCAAATTGTCCTGGCATCATGTCATAAGTTTTGTAAAATACCTCTCTCAAGCCAGGCTCTAGCAGATCAGCGAAATCTGCATCTGTTGAATTATTATTATAATGTGTGTTATTACCAGTTGGAGTTATCATTTAATTTCACCTCTAATTTTAATTTATCGTTTTATTTTTCCTCTTGCATACGCTTCTGGTGTCAATCCCATCTTTTCTGCAATTGCCAACTCTGATGGTGTTAGTGCAGTAGATGGTTTTGGTGTTGCTTTGTCTGTGTCAGATATTAGTGTCTCTGTTGCTATTCCATTTTGCTTAATCTGTTTTGTTAGTTCTGCTTGAATTTGCTTTTTAATCTCTGGAAGTTTTTTGCCTTGTAGTCCTAAATAAACAAATTCTAAATCAGTAACCCCTAATCTGTCTGCTTCTGTTAACACTTCTACTTCATCAAAATCTTTGTATCTTGATTTAAGTGAAGTAATTGCATTGTCTAGTTCTATTCCAGCCATTTTCATCTGTAAATCTTGCAATTCTGGTAAGCTAGAATGTGATGGTAAAGCTTTTGCAACTGGTGTACCACTAGCTTTTGAAAAGTCCCCTTGTGATAATGCTTGTGCAATATCGGGGTTGTTTTTCAGATAGTTATAAACCTCTATCGCTTCCGCTTGTTCTTTCTTTGAAAGTGCCAACTCTTGTGTTTTCCTGGTGTAATCTGATTGTCGCATATAACCTTGTTTCCACTCTTTGATGTCGTCTAACTTTACCTTGCCTATTCCATCGAGTTCAATTTCGGTTATTGGTGTGTCTTGTGTTGTCGATTCTACAGTCGTATTTTGTGTCTCATTTACAGTTTCAACGCTTTCTGTAGATTGTTCGTTTCCGAGTCCTACATTTACATCTTCACTCATAATCTTTTCTCCTTATTAACTTATTTTTTTTATAATTCCAAATCTTCAAGATCTGGTATTTGTTCTTCTTGTGGTTGTGCAGTTAACTGTTGAAGTAACTCTGGATTTTTCTTTAATTCTTCTATTACCATTTGTAATTGTTCGTCTGTTATTTCACTATTAGTTGTTCTTATACTTTCTATATTTGCTTTTTCTTGTTCTTTTGCCAACTCCATTGCCATTTGTTGTTGTTGCATTTGCATCTGTCTCTGCATATCAGCATCTTGTTGAGAAGTTAATTGTTCTTGCATCATTGCTTCTTCTTGTTTTTTCATTCCACTTATTTCTTCAAATTTTTTGATTATTTTTGTTTTGTCTGGAACATTTGTATAAGCCAATACAGTTTGTCTATCTACCATTGGCATACCATCTTCTCCTGGTGTTTGTGCTAATCTTGTCATCATTTCTAACATTGAAGATTTATTTACTGGCATTGTACTTCCAGTTACAAGAAGTAAGTCTATTTCTGCTTCATAATCTTCTGGATTAACTTCTACAAATTGAACGTTTCCATTGGAATCTTTTTCTTCTTTTCTAATTTGTCTTGTTGTTAACCAAAACTGTTTATTTCTATTGTACCACATATTTAAAATTTCTTCAAGTGCAGTTTCCATAATCTTAACCTTTAATCTTATTCTTGCTTGTCCAGCTTCAAGTAAAGCTTGAATTGCATTTCCTGCCGTAACACTTCCAGGTTTTCTTCCTTGTGTAACTTCATGTATACCAGATATTACTTCCATATCTTTTTTTAATATCTCTATAGTTTCTCTAACATACATTGGCATTTGTGGTGGTTGCATACGTTCAATATATGAGCCAGGATTTTTTCTTATAACTAAACCTGGTCTGTTTGAAAGTTCTCCCTTTCCTATACCACTATTTTTATCAACAACCCATGGCATATTAGCAGTAAGTTTGGCATTGTCAATTATTTGATTGGTCAAGTCAATTATATATTGTTGTGGAGATATTAATTGTTCAACATCTCCAACTCCCCAAAATTGTAAAGGAATATCATAATTTTTTTGTAATACAAATGGATAGTTTTTTTCATCTTTATACGGACTAATTTTATCTTCCAAAATTAAATTTAATTCTGGTGCAACTGTAATTATTCTACAATTTGGATATTTGCGTTTCTTTTTAGTTTCAGTTGAACCATTTACTGTTTCTTCTACGTCAATTGTTGTGTAATCTTTGACGTAACATTCTAACACTAAAACTTGATTATCTACACTTCCAGTATCTTGTAATCCACCTAACGATACAAGTTCGGGATATTTTATTGTACCAGATTCTAAGGAGTTAGACTTGTTAGGGAATTTACTTTTTAAAACATTAATGTGTTTATATGTAGCGTAGATAACATATTCAGCGTTGTCAAAAGAAGTAGCCATTGGATCGGGGAAAATATTATAAGGATTAATCAATATAGGTGTTGTATTACCTAAACCATTTTGTTCCTTACCATTCCAGGGGATAAGCCAAACTGCATTACCAATTTGCAATGTCAAAGTTATTGCATTTAAAAGTTTTGTAAACATTTTCGCCCTTTTCCATTCGTAATCAAAAACAGACTGCATTTTTTCGGCTGGTTCTATAGATTCTTGTGTGGCTGGTAAAGCTTCAAATCTTGGATTTCCATCTAACATTATAGGCTTTATGGTTTCGATTGTAGCAAATATATAGTTAGATATTTGATTACTTTTGAAATCGGGCATATTTGACTTATTAAAATATTCAGAACTATATGCAGATATACATTTGTCCCACATATCTACAAAACTCTGTTTTGCCATTCGTGCATCTTGAAATTTGTTATACATTTCGTTAGCAAGCCTTGACTCTTGTTGTTCTTTTTCTAGTTCTTTAGATTTTTCCTTTTTACTAAACATTTTCATTTATCATACCCCCACTTATATAGTATACTCTATTTTAGAACGTTTGCCAAGTTCTTCTAAATCTTCGTCTCTGTCTTTTGCTCTTTGTGTTTTAGGTTTATCGGTCTTTTTATCGGTCATTTCAACTTCGTATGTGTCAGATCTGCCCTCTAAAAGTGCTTGTAGTGCTATTGAAGAAGCCATTACAGTATCATCGTTACAACCAGATTGTGCATTTGTACTTCCGTTTGCATCTCGTATATAAGTAAATAATTCAGAAATTATCAAATCTGATTGTATTTTAATCCATTTTTCACGAATAAATTGTGCCAAAGTATCTATAGCCAAAGGTTTAGTTTTTCTTGTTGTTGCCCAGCCAGGTTTTTGTGTAACAGTATCATTTATTTTGTTGTAGGTTTTTTGGTAAAACATATTCCAATATTCTCTTGCAATTACCTTTCTTATCGTAGTATAACCATGATTATTTGACTCTATCGCAAGGTAAGCTTCGTTATAAAATGTTCCAAGTTTAACAAGTTCATCTCCAAATAGGTCTGGATCAATATGTCCATGCCATAAGGCACATAAATTATAATCTTCATCAAATACTACACCACAACTGTAATCTCCATGTTCTAGTCCTTCTGCAACGTCTGCCCCTAATACATAAAATTTTCCTGGTTCCGGTTCTCTCCAAATTTTTATAAAAGCATTTTTTTCTTGTCTTACAACTGGTTGACCAGAAACTTCTTCAAGATAACATTCATATAGTGGTTTTATACAAGCATCTTGATATTCTTTAAGCACGTTAACAGAAAATACTGGTCTACCAGAAACTATAAACGCTTCATCTGGTGTAGAAGGATATTCCTGGTGGAAAGTGTCTAAACTTCCATTACAGTTGTTGTTTATACACCATTTTCTCCAAAATAATTGTTCATAAGACAAACCAAAATTCTCTATCAAAGCAGTTGCTTCTTTGTCATAAGAAACATCTTGCATAAATCTTTTCTTTTCTTCTTCGTTAAGAAACTCTCTCTTGTACTCTGGATTGTCAAACCATGCTAGAAATATTGGTATATACTCTGTTTCTCCACGCTCTGAACGTTTCCACAAATCATAAAACCAACCACCTATACCATTAGCAGTTGATTCAATAAAAACACTTGTATTTGGTTCATTTGGCATACACTGTAACAAACCAGTCATAAGAACTTCTGGATTATCCCAAAAGGCTACCTCTGATGCATGAATATTATGATAAGTGTTCGATCTCGCAGTTTGGAAGTTTTTTGCAGTAGCTACTGTTACCTTACTTCTTAATCCTGGATTAGCATATTTTTCTTCATCGTTGTTAGTTGGGTTTTCAAATGATAGTGCAGATTCATTTGAATACTTCTTCATTGGTCTTAGAAACGCTGGTAAGCACTCATAAAATAACTTAGACATAGAAAATAGATTCTGTGTAGCTTTATCTTCATGTGCTATTATAAGAGAGTTTCTGAATTCATTATTAGCAGTGTCGTGAAATATTAGTCCTTCGCATAAAGTAGATATTCCCAATTGTCTTGCCTTTAACCAAATAACCCTAACTGGTTTATTTGCATTCTTTTGTTCGTTTATTCTTTCAAGTGATTTTAATTGTGCTGGATTCAATTCAAAATTAACTAATTGACTCTTTTTAGTTCTTATCTTCAAAAACTTTTTCAAGTAAAACTCTGGCTTTTTTCTGATGATTTTTATTAAGTCTTTTACCTCCATTAATCATCACCATCTTCCACGCTAAATTCTTTTAATTCAATTATATCTTCTTCTGACAAAACTTCTTTTAACTGTTGTTCAAAAGTAACGTTAACATTAACTTCTTTTTTATCTACACCTTTAAAACCAGTTCTATCAAGAATATCTCTTGAAGCTTGGTAGGCTATAGCGTCCATATTTGAATCAATAAGCTGTCCCATCTTTTGCATTGCTTTAACTCTCAAAGCTTTAATAGATTGTAATATCAATTCATCTTCTTGTTTTTGAAATTCATTTATTGCATTTTTTATATCTGGAGAACACAAAAGATTTGTAACGTATTGTTTAGAATATCCCAAAGCAGTTGCAATATCTTGTGTAGAATATCCACCAGACAAATACATATGAATTACTCTTTGATGTTTAATTGACATAAGAGATAATTTATCATTACTTAAATCATCTGATGTTGGTTCTTTAATACTCAACATTTTTTCTGTATCTATGTCTTTTTTCAAATCTTTTTTCTTCTTCATCAGAAATAACCTCCACATATTCTTCGTCATCATCGTGTTCCAAATTGATTTCAATATACTCATTTGGAGTTAAACCTAATTCTGAATTAGATATACCGATGCATGGTTCAGTATCTTTTGTGATTTCAACGCTAGGGGCAAAAAAATTTATTAGTTTTATTATATTTCTTTGATTTATGTATATTAAAACACATAATAAAAGATTTATAATACCACTAATAATTAAAATTAATCCTAACATAAATACTCCTTCCTATACTTAAACGCTTATATATACGTTTATATACGTTTATCTAAGCGTTTAAGTAATTATTTTAGTTGTTTTTAGTATGTTTTTTTAACGTTTTAGTAATTATTTTAGTTGTTTTTAGTCTGTTTTTTTAACGTTTTAGTAATTATTTTAGTTGTTTTTAGTCTGTTTTTTTTAACGTTTTAGTAATTATTTTAGTTGTTTTTAGTCTGTTTTTTTAACGTTTAAATCTTCTCTTAGATCAATTATAACACTTGACCCATATATTTGTCAAGTCCTAATATGTTAAATTTGTG